GACCAACTTTGTTTACACCATCACAGAACTCGAAGCAAGTAAGTTTGTGGTGTGAGAATGATGGAATTGATTGATATGTAGTTCCAAAGTTATCGGGGTTTGTATAAACAAGACCACTATCATCACCATCAAAAATTGAAAACTGCCAAAAATAGCAAGCACCAGTAATTCTAAAAAGAGCAGACTTATCAACAGAAGAATCTGTTGGGTTTGGAACGTATTTTGGTCTGATTTTTGTCTTACGAAGATCTAGACCAACAATAGAAGTTCCTCTTGGTACTACAACACCACCATAATAACTATTAAACTTGTAGAGAATGTTATCTTCTTGTGTTAAGTCAAAAACAGAATCAAGACCTAAAGATAATACTGAAGATGCTAAAACACCAGTACCGCCTGCTCTAGAGACCGCAAAAGCAGCACCACCATTATCATAGATCGCAAACCCAGGTCTATTATCAAGCAAATGTTCTCCAGGGAACAGCAAAATTGTAGTTTTTTCTACTAAATCATTATTATCACCCTTCACATAAGAGAATCTCGCTGCTTCTAGGAGAGCTCTCTGAATAGTTTTAAACGGACGAGCAAGAGAATTTCCTTCGTTTGTAATCGAATCGGTAGCATCAAGATCGTTCGGATTTACATATAAAATGCGACCTTCAGTATTCTTGATAAAGTTATCTAACTTATTCAGAGGCATTGTATTATGACTTCTAAATTATTTCTATGTTTTATTTATGAAGTCAAATCTTCCTCATCATATTCAATAATGTCGTCAGGCATATCTTCTGGATTTTCCAATTCTACTGGAAAAAAACAAGGATGTGCCTCTTCATCTATCAAATAAAAAGAGTTTCTGTATAAGTCTTCTGGTTCAAATGTACGATTCTTATCTGCTTCCCTACAAAGATCTTGATCGTATAAATGTCCGTCTGGAAGTTCGTCAAAAGTAAATGGAACGTGATTAATAAAGTACATCTTCACGATCATACTGCCGTCAAGATACCAACAGTATGCGGTGTCGATACGATAAGACATAGGGTTTTCCCATATCTTATATTTATTTTTATAGGCGTGAGTGGATTCGAACCACCGCTGGAGGACTTTTAAGGTCCCTGTCTCTTCCGCTGGACTACACGCCCGTGTATGAGACCATTATAACTCTTGGAGTCGTAATGGTCAAGTGCCCGTTGTCGGTTACGATCCGACCTTCTATCTGTTATGAGCAGATCGCCTTCACCAGAGGGCCAAACGGGCAAGGTGGTTCTGCGGAGAATTGAACTCCGTTCAGACACTTATAAGGTGTCGGCCTTAACCAATAGGCGACAGAACCTAGACAATGAACTATGATGCTTCGTTATTACACTCAGTGTGTATTCGCACAAAGTCATCATCTGCAGGAACCATAATTGCAGCCTGTCCATTCTCGTTAATTATACCTAATCGCTCTCCATTCTCAACACGTTCCATCAATTCATCAAACCTCTCTTGAAACTCTTCCACTGTGAAAATTTCCATTCGATTCTTTGTCGATATTTATATTATAGCATCACTGCCCGTAAATTGCAAGATCTGCATATTCAATTTGCTCAGGACTCAGATTGCTAGTTACAACTTCAAGCACATTCATAAACTCTTCAACAGTATCGCATTCTACAAGACGCTCACTACCTTGATCGCTCATAAGAAGAAAGGTGCGAGTGCAGACATCAATCACAATACCTTGGACGGTCTCTTGTGCGGTGCTCATTAGGTGGTTCCGTTGATTACCCCCATATTATAGGGCGTCTGGCGCTGGGCGTCAAGGGGTCTTAAGGATAATTTTTGATTACCTCAATCGATCCAATAATTCTTGTATTTTCTTCTTGAAGATCTTTAATTGCAAAATTTTGTCCGTATCTCTCAAATTCATATTCTCTTCTTTCGGTTTTAACTTGATTAGAACTAGTGATTAAGTTCGTTAACTGACTTCTCAAGGATACAATTTCTGCTAATTTTGATGTAATAGATGATGCGTGTGAAACGCAAACACCTGTATTGCACAAAGGAGGTATAATTAAATTTCTATAGCAAACAGATAGATCCCCATATAAGCTTCCTATTCCAGCCTGGGTAGAATCATTTTGAGTATAAACTAACCAAGTTCCTATTCCAACATTTGATGTAATTAAAAATGTATTGGTGCTATCAAAAGGATCTTCGCCATTATATGTTGGAGAGGACATATTTTCACTATAAACTTTTACAACATCAGGATAAACAGTTGAAACTCCAACAGTTGTTCCGCACCCAACAGCATAAGCATTTTCTGATAGAGATACAACTTCCGTCTGAATAGTGACGATTGATGCTGCGATAGAAACTATTTTTTTATCTACATTTATACACGGAGATGAGAATAGATCAATATTCTCTTGAGTTTCTACTTTGTTTTCATTAAGAAAAGAAATTGCATCATTATTTGCAACTAATTTTTCATTTAGTATCTCAGTTAGAAATTTCATTTATCTTCTCCTTCAGTTCATCAATTTGCTTTTGCTGTTCTTTAATAGCTTCGATTAGTAGACCAACAATATTTTCATATTGAACACCCTTATACCCATCAGGGTTTTCTCCAACAACTTCTGGTATAATTTTTTCAACCTCTTGTGCAATAACTCCAATTTGTTTTTGCTTGGTTTCTTTAAAGTCGAAAGATACTCCACGAAGAGCAGAAACTTTGTCTAGTGCGTTTTCAATAGTATGAATATTTTCTTTAAGTCGTATGTCGGAAGTTGGAAGTTTTTTCGCCAGAGCAATTTCTGCCTCTAGATCTTTACCGTTAATCCTAACCTTTCCAAAGAAATTAGTCTTACCAATAACTGTTAATTTTCCAGATATGTAACTTGTTCCAAATAGATAAACTCCAGAAAAATTAATAATTTTTCCTCTAGTTCCTATGATATTCGGAGCTATTGGTTTATTATTATATGGATTCTTAAGCATCCACAAATTTCCACAAATTGCCTTTTCTCCTAGAGTCAAGGAATTACTTTGTGCTACTAATTGTCCAGTAACTTTTACATTTTGATTAAATGTAGTATTGTCATGATAAAATTTTTCTTCACCAATTGATGGAAAAACTGGAAATCCAAGAAGACTGAATAGAGATTGTACAGACATTAACCTACTCCTACAATGCTACTGATCGCACCAATTACATTGAATCCACCAACAAATACATCAGTGATGTATTCATTTCCAACAGGGGACAGTGAGAATGCTCTCTTACCAAAAGTATCAAGAATTGCATTACCTGTAAGAGCAACTTGATCTATTTTATTTGCTTTCATAATAATTCTACCGGATCCAGATACTGCATTAATATTTCTACCAGCTTTGAGATCTAGATCCTCTAGAGCCTCAATCATAATTGTTTTTCCCTTGATTTTTACAGTCCCATCAGACATTGCTGTGATATTTACGTCACCATTCATTCCAGTAATGCATATATCAACGTTACCTTCCGAACCTGTATTTCCTGCAACAATTTCAATACCTTTATCATTGAACATTCTAAAGGCACCAGTTTCATTGAAAGTCTCTAGATGAACATCATTGTTATTTGTCCAAGAGTATAACGAATACACAGAAGATCCATCAACACCCATCATTGGGTCATTAGTGGATATTCTAAATTTTGGTCCTATTGAAAGAAGATCTTTTGCTTCGTAATTCATCTTATATGATACAATCTATTTGAGTAGATATTCCAACAGATTCGGAAATTGGTCCAATTATTGGTTTCAGTATTGCACCAACACCAGTTTCTGATTCTACTGCAATTATTGGTAAAGTAGAAACCTCTGTCCTATTTATTGGTACTACTTTAACTATCAATCCATTTTCTACAGTAAGGGTATATTTATTACCAGAGTTATCAATTGCAAAATCATTTGTAGTGTATCCAGAACCTTGAGATTGTATATTTACATCTACGATTCCATATCCTTGTTGATTGTAATCGGCAGATACTGGATATCCCTCACCCGAAGAAATCATATTAATTCCTATCACTTGCCCATCATTGTTAATAATTGCTCTACCTTTAGCTCCATATCCAAGTCCACAATTATCAACAATTTCCACAAATGGTGGGAAACGATATCCAGATCCAGTGTTAGTAATAATTGCACCTATTACACTAGCGACACGATTTGCACTTTGAGTTAGAGAGGCATTTTCTATTGCTGCTCCAAAGATAGGGACCGCAGTAGCACCAACTCCACCACCACCAAAAATATTAATCGTTGGAGATCCACAATTTGTAGGATAACCCGTATAACAATCTCCCAGGGCATTTAATGCTTCTGCAAGAGGAGATCCTGCGCTAAAAACATCTGCAAGATTTGCAACTCCTTCGATAGTTCCTGCAATATTTGCTACATTAACATTAACTTCACTTAATACATCAAATACACGATTAAGTGATTCTTCAATATTTAAATTTTTCTTAGGACCAACACCAATTGTCCACTCTTTAACACCATCACATTTATTGTTGTTTTGGTTACAATCAAATAATCCTCCAAGAGTTTTGATCACGTCAGCAGTTCCAGTTAAGAAATCAACAACGTTAAATGCTGATGAAAGAAGAGCAGAAACACCATCTAATGCCGATGTTAATCCGTCAGCAATCTGATCTACTACACTGGATAAAAGTGTTCCAATAAATTGCTCCGCTGCACAACTTACAAATTGTTTAACATTTTCAAGAACCGATGTAAGTATGTCTACAATTAAATCTGTTAGACCTTCTACAATTTTATTTGCAACGCAAGAAATTGCCTCTTCTAAAACTTTAATAGGAATTACAAAAACTTCGTTAGATTTATATCCTGCAGTATGGGCAGCAGCTGGACTTCTTGTTGCTGCAAAAACTGCCGCATATACTGACTCATAAATTGCTTTTAAAGCCTTAGGAATCATTCCTGGTTTCTCTTCCGTCCCCACTAAAAAGTTATAGAGAGCATCAACCATTCTCCCAACTAACCAATTAATACTGGTTTTAATTACCTCAGCAACTTTTCTAATCTTTTCTCTATATTTTTGAATTTCTCCTTTTCCTTCTTGAATAAGTTTAATTAAATTATTAACTTCAGATTTTATAGTCTTGATTGTAGTATCACCACAAGTGTCTGCAAAAACAACCTCTTTTCCAATTCCAGTGAAAGCACTTATTTCTTTTAATCTGTCTGCTACTGGCGGTGGAACTTGTCTTGGACTTTGTTGGGAAACTGGAGTCTCTTCACTTGTTTGATCTGCTTTTAACCTTCCATTTGGTTTAGAAATGTTAGTAGTATATCCAGTAAAAGGACCAAATGGAAATTGATAATTAGAATTATTGGAATATTCACTTGTTCTTCCCAATGCTCCCATAATAATTGGGATTTGACCATTATCACCATCTAAAAAGAAACCAATGACCATATCACCTGGTCTTAGTTTTGGATTAACCGAATAATTTGCAGCACCAGTTCCTGATGTTGTGGGTAACATTACCTGTGCCCAAGGCAATTCATCATTAGTTAATGTCTTATCATCTAATGGATGGTATCCAAGAATTCTAACTTTACGTCTGTATCCCCAGCCAGATTTATCTGCCTGGTCATTCCAAGATTCGATTGGAGCAATCTGCCCGATCCACCAACGAAAACCATCTCTTCCTATAAAGTGACTCTGTAGTAATGATTGATCTAACATTTATTTCTTAATACCAAATGTATCTCTGACTAATTTTAAGGAAGTATATGAATTTTTAGCATCAAAATGATGACATAACTCTTTAATCATATATAGACCGCTTTGGTCCACATCATATTCTCTAGCAGGATCTCTTGTAATTTTGGGGAACAAACATTCTATAAGATCACCTGCTCTTAAGTTTGTGTTTGATGGAATCATTACATTGAGATTCTGTACGAAAAGATTATTATATCTCATCAAAGATTGAGATTGATACTCAATTGGATTTGCATTCTTTTCTTTTGAAATGCTTTTATCCATTGTACCAATATCAAGAATTCCAGTAATAATCCTAGATGGAAGATCTCCAAGAGTTCTATTTTCATTTTGAGAGACTCTTGGTAACTTAATTTGCTCCTGTCCAAGAGTTTTTGTTTTGTCTATGTAATTTTCCAATCTAAAGTATGCTTTGTCTGGTGGAGTAATAGAACCATCTAGAGGATTGAAAAAGATTCTATAGTTTGAATATACACCAAGTCTTAATTTTTCAATTAAATTTTGATTTCTTTCTATATTATAATTGAGAATCTTGAAATTATTATCAACCTTTTTACCTTCAACATTATAAAATTCTCCCGCTTCACTATAGATATAAGTTGCTTTTGATGTCTGTTGATTCAATAGATCGATTGATCTAAATTGAAATCCATCTACAGTTTGGTAGAAAAAGAATCCTGCTGTTCCTTCTTGAGAATTTACAGATGCTTCCCCATCACTAGAAATTATAGGAACACTTTTTGATGCTAACCAAGTCAAAACTGTAAATGGTTTTCTTAGATTTCCAATGAATCCATATTTGTTTGACGTTTTATCGATAGTTACTGGTTTATCTGTTTTTAAAACGTTTGTAAGAATGCGATTTACAGACTCATTGATTGGTAGTGATGGATCAAATTTCGTAGCAACTCTGGTTGTTTCATTTGAGATAGCATCCTTAGAAACAAGATTCAGTGTAAAACTTTCCTTATTATTCTCAGAGATTACATTACTGATACTAGAAACATAAAGATAATTTTTTGGATCCGTTAAAAAGTCTAAACCAGGATTCTTATTAGTATTTCCTGAGATCTTAATTGCAACTCTTTCTCCACCTCTTAAAGGTAATCCATTATAGATTGATTGTAACTTTCCGTCTTTACTGTCTGTTGAAACAACGGTATTTCCTGTATTTACAACCCGTATCTTCGCAGTAATTGTTGGAGAGAAAACATCTTCATAGTAATCAATCATAATTGATCCAGAAGTAATGTCAACCGCTCTACTTCCATCATTTGATTCTATGAGTATTTGTTCGAATATAGATCTTTGAATAGACATCAGACGTAACTTAAATCGGAGAGTAATTTATTTCTCATAAAGTTATTTACCAAGAAAGATTCACTAACTGATAAATCAATACCCGAAGGTTCAGCAGATGCTACTACAACTTGTGGAGTTGCTGCTTGCCTATCATCAACTACAACAATCTTTCTACCAGTTCTTTCTTGTTTAACTCCATTAAGAACTCCAGCTAAGTAAGATTGACCTTCCATATCCACTTCAGCAGCAGTTTGCATAGCAACCGTTGCTCCTGCTGGTTTCATTGATACCAATGGTTGAGAAGGTCGTGAGAAACTTTTACCAATTGGTTTGTCTGTTAGAAATAAAAGACGAACATATTGATCCAATTTAGCAGCATAATTAGGATCATCATTGATAGCACCACCACCACGAGTTCCCTTTTTAGTATCATATTCAAGGTGAATATGTGGTCCTGTAACTCTTCCAGATGTTCCAACTCTTGCGAAAGAAGTTCCTGCTGGTATTCTTCCAGTCTTAATGATTACTGAACTCAAGTGCGCCAGTCTTAATTGAATACCTAAACTTGGAATCCAAACATCAATCAATGTACCATAGGCACCATATGAACCTTGTGCTACAACTTCACAGTCAACCCTTAAAGCAATATACGTTCCATATGGTGCCGCAATATCAATTCCTCCGTGATTTCTACCGTCTCCAACAAGACTTGATATTTGAATAAAATCTACACCTCTACCTAATGATCTTGTAAATATATCTCCTTTTTGTAAACGCCTTTGTCCAGACTTGCCTCCAGTGAGCAATGAAAGTATTGCTGCTGCAGGAGATCCAAATTGAGATAAAAAGTCGGCAGGAGATGCTGATGGAGTTGGCGCTGATATAGCACCAAGATTTGGAACTGGAGCAGCTGTTGAACTTTTACCAAGATATGCACTACCTCTATTGAATCCAAATGTTTGACCGTGCCTTGTAGTGTCGTTAGTCATATCATTGTAAGATTTTTCAAATCCCTCACTTCTAAAGTCAGGTCTATTCCCGACAAATCTTGCTGCACTTTGTTGCATTGATTTGTTAGTTAATGCTGAAGAAACCTTATCTAACCCATTAGAACTTGCACCATTTCCTGGGTATTTTTTAATATGAGCAATTGCAGTTTCTCTATCTACAACTTTATTCCAAGCAGAAACACTTCCAAATTTTCCAACAGGCTCATATTGATTTGGTGAAAGAATTATTTGCCTTGCATTTCTCCCACTATATCTCATTCTATTATAAATTGATTGTGCAACATCAGCAGCACCTTGAGGACTTGAATTTTCATACAATGAAATGAGAGCGAGTAACCAAAAATCTGCGTTTCCACCAGACACTGAAGGTGCCCCCGGTGCTGGTGTAGGAGGTAATCCAGGTATTGTTGAGGGTAATTGCCCATAAGCATCAGGAATCTTTTCTAATTCCTTGAATGGTTGTATAAGAACATTAAAGGCATCACTAATTCCTTCACCAAGTTCATCAATTGATAATTTTAATTCATTTAAAGAACTTCTTACAAGATAAGAACTATCTGAAAAGTCAAATTTAGAAATATTTTGAAATCCTGCGTTAAAAACATTCCCAACATTTGATATTACAGTAATCAGTTCATCTCCATAATTAGTCAAGATAGATGCAGACAATTTAATTCTTTCAGAAAACTGTTCACCCAAAGAAATCCAAGTTGGAAGATTACCAAGAATCCATCCAGCAGTAAGATATCCAACAAATCCAAGCAATCTATCAGTAATACTTGTGCTACTATCAGATGCTGATAGCAATCTTGGACCTCTTGGTTTAATTGCAATAATAGGAGCTGCTAAACGATCCCTCAGAACATTTCTATTTTCTCTCTCAATTCTTTTTTGTTTTATACTTTTAATATTGGACCATAAATTTCTTTTAGTTGATATATTTTTGCTCAGCAATTTTGATAAATTAATTGCAGTATTCTTAGTTTCTTTTGTGCTTCTTTTTGTAGAAGAAACAGAATCAGAAATAGATCTTAATGAAATAGAGGAAGATATAGCCATCTTATACTACATTATAGTTAAGTTGCGAATATAATGTATAGAAATTATCACTATTTTTTGATGGAATTAGAGGTACATCAGTAAGTGTTTGTTTAGGAGCAGCTGCTATGTTTTGCCCTCCTCTTTGTCCCGATTGTAGATAAATCAAATCTGGTGCTGCTTCTGGAATAGGTCCAATATTTGGTGATGTTAATTTTGGTGTTTCAATTTGAGAAACAAAAGCATTTACCTTAGGAGACTTTGATTGATCTACTCCTGCAATATATGTTTTCTCTGCAGGAATATCAAGATTTGCAGAACCCATAATGTTATCTTTCATTTTTGAGAAATCAAAATTAGGAAGAGAAAAATTTTCTGGAAGAATGCTTTTATCAGATTTTATTCCGCCACCAGTCATCATCTCATATCCAATACTCCCAAGTGCTGCAGGAAGTTGTATTGGTGATGGAACTGTAGCAGCACCACTTAATACTGCTCCAGGAATATCACCTTCTTTAATATTTTGAGCGGTTGCTACTGCACCCAGTGCTGTTCCACCAACTCTTAACGCTGTACCACCAACTCCTTTAAACAATGAAGATAGACCTTTTAAAACATCATCTGTACTTTCAACTGCTGCAGATCCAGCAGTAGAAGCAGTTGATTTACCCCCTTTGAATAGATTTTTAAATATTTCTGATATTGCTTTAAATGGAGACTTTGCAAGATCAATTGCACTTTTAGAAACTCTTTGGGTTACATTTGAAATCGAAGTGACAACTGATCCAATACCACTTCTTAAGTTAGAAAATGCTCCAGTAATAAATCCAAATGAAGATCTAACTACAGTACCAATATTAGAAAGTGCTTGCCCACTTTTAATGATGGCAATTTTTATTGATTTTAGAAGTTGAACTCCTAAAACAGTTGTGAATAAGTATTTTAAGGAACTGGTTATTCCTTCAAAAGTCGAAGTTAATTTACTCTCTAACTTCTTAACAGGTTGAACTAAAGAGGAAGAAATTCTTTGCTGTAATTGCTCCTCTTGACCGATTCGGACTTCTCTTTCAGCAAGGATTCTTTCTTGCTCTCTTTCTTCACGAAGTCTTTGCTGATCTAAAAATGAATCTGTTTGGATTAATCCCGCAATATTTTGAAGCCCAGTGTTAGTTGAAAAAACTTCTGAGCGAATTGTGTTTAATTGTTGTTGGAGACCTACAAGAGCTGTAGTATTCTCATTATCCATTAGATGAATTCCTTTGGTTTTCCTCTTCAATATATTGCTGTAAGAGACCTACATAAATCTCTCTTTCCCACGGAATCATATTTTCTAGTTCAGTCAAAGAGTATTTATGATGCTGAACAAGAGCAAAATTGGTTTTATAATATGACGCAAGATCAACGTGCGCCATCCCTAGACGAAAAAAGACGCTAATCCCTCCAAAACAACTTCACTTTCAACACCAGTATTTGGATTCTTAACAGAAATTGTATGAGAAAGTTTAGGCATCGTCTCAAAAAACTTTTCAATCTGTTTGAATTGCTTTGAACTAAGTTGTTCTAAGAATTCATTAAGTTCTTTCTTGGTTACATCAGATGCAGTCCAGGACTCTTCTTCATTGTAAATTTGCTCTATGCAAGAAGAAACCATTCCAAAAGTGTCTTCAACGGTCATATCATTTTGACTTGCAAAGTTATTCTTAACAAATTCTTGCATTGATGGATACTTCATTCTTAGAGTAAGGTCAGCATCCAACTTAATATCTCTACTATGCTCAGGTTTTACAACAACTCCAATATCATCAAGATTAATACTTACTGGAACTTGTGTAACACCATCATCAGGGCAAGTAATTAAAACATCAACATCTTCTCCAACTGATTTCCCACGGATATTGAGAAACAAATATTCAATATCAAAGGTTGATAATTCATCAATCTTAACTCCTCTAGTGAGAATACAATTTCCGATGACTGTTTTAATTGCCTCTGAAATTTGTTTTGGATCCTCACTTTCCATTGCAATAATGAGGATCTTTTCTTCTTTAACTAGAAAAGGACGATATTTAACTGTCTTTTTTAATGAAGGAATTTCCAACTCATATGTTGGTGTAGCAATTTTTGGTAAAGGCATATCAATATAATGATAGTCAGATAAAAATATTTAGTGAGTATTATTCGATGATGGTTGGGATCACACTTCCAGATGGTGTGTATGTTCTTCTTACTCCAGGTTCATTTCCAAGAGATTGTCCAGTTCTAGGAATAAGGCGGTCTTGATTTTGATTTGGAGCTTGAGGAATTGTTGAATCAAGATTAAATCCATCACCATTGAAGATGTTTAAACTCATCGCTCTACCAGCAATATAACGATCATACTGGAAAGATACAGATACTTTTAAAATATCAGACTGAACATAAGAAACTTGTGGCGAACTCATTGCTACAGGCCAAAGACCAATGAATCGATATTCAATCTCTTCACCATAGTCTCTATCAAACTTAATAATTCTAGTATAGTTTGACTTATAATACTCTGGATACTGCATTCTTGTGAAATATCCATAGTTAGCCTGACTGACTGATCCTGCTACACCATCAATAGGATTATATGATCCACTAGCAATAAACTCCATCCAAGATTCTAAGAACTTTAAAGTCTTGTAATTGCTATCGACATAAAATTGCAAATCAATTTCGTTATATAATCTAGCAACAGCAAACTTTTCTTGAACTCCAGTAAAGTTACCATCAACAGTTTTTGGACTAAATGTAGTTGTTGGTAAAGAAGCATTAAAACATAATAATCCAACATCTTCACCAATAAAAAGTGGAGAGACGCCCTTACGGCTCACATAACCTCTTAATTCTACTGGTAATCCACCAAATAATACCTGATAATGTGAGGTTTGAGCAAGATTTGTGAATAGTGGTTTAATATCTGATATTCTACGGGGTTTTGCAGGCACTCTAAATACCTATTATGAGTCTTTTATTATAAGTATTTAGATGTCTTACAAGGGAAAATATAAACCATCATACCCAGAAAAATATAACGGAGACCCAACCAATATTATCTATCGTTCATTATGGGAAAGAAAGTTTTGCGTGTATTGTGATACCAATGAAAAAATAATTGAATGGTCATCTGAAGAAAAGTGCATTCCATATCGTTCACCAGTGGATGGTAAGATACATCGGTACTTTCCAGACTTTCTTATCAAAGTTAAAGAGTCTGACGGAAGTATCAAAAAATATATGATAGAAATAAAACCATCAAAACAAACTATTCCTCCACCCAAACCAAAAAGGCAAACTCAAAAATATATTGCAGAGGTTTATGAGTATGCTAAAAACCAATCAAAGTGGGAAGCAGCAAAAGAATGGTGTGCTGATCGAGGATATGAGTTTAAAGTAATCACCGAGCACGAATTAGGTATTAAGTAATGCCAAGAAAAACACTTAGTCAAAGAGGAAAAGTAAACCGTATTGCTCCATTAGTTAAAAATCTTATTGGAACAGAAGATTCTGACGATTTAATGCTCAAGTTATTAAGTGTTCTTACTGAAACAAAAGATCCACCAGTGGTTGGTAGATTTTATATTTTTGTATATAATGCTAAAACTTCAAATACAAGATATGATCAAAATCCATTTGTTGCTGTAACTGCAGTCTACAACTGGGGATTTAGAGGAATCAATTATCACTGGGGAGAAGAGAGACAATATACTTGGAATGAGATTGCTGGTGGAATGTATGAAATTTATAAGCAAGAAATAAGTGATTTGAGAAGAATACCATTTGGAAATATCCGTCTAAATAGTTAGAAAACATAAATGGCGGACTCTTATACAACTGGACAAAGTATTAGTTCATATGGTTCATTTGGGACCACTTCGCCTACTTCCAGCTCCACCACTTATACAACTGGACAAAGTATCAGTGAATTTGGATCTTTCCAATCTTCTACAAAAACAGGTTACTTTAGTCATAGATATCCACTTACAAAGCTCACATCGGCAGATGATTATCTAAAAATTGATGTGTTTGAATATGTACCACCTGGTTTTGAATCTCAACCAGGATCTTTTGCATTACCATCTTCAGATACTGTTGGATACAATAACCCTATAGGAACTATTATACTTCCAGTTCCTGAGACTATTGGAGATAATAACTACACTAATTGGGGACCAAGCGAATTAAATCCACTTCAAGCAGTTGCATCTAGAGTTGCATCGGGGGTAATTAGTGCGGAAAAGGGGCAAGATATTGTTACTACAATGACTGGAGAAATTGATAGAGTTTTTGGAGCGGCAAAATCTGGAACGACTCAAAAATATCTACAGGCATTGGGAATTAGTTTTGCATCAAATGTTGTTCTCGGTCGTGGGGGAGTAGGAAATATCAATGAAGTAGCATCTCGTTACGCTGGTGTAGTCGTAAACTCTAACGTTGAATTAATTTTCAGTGGTGTTAAATTGAGAGATGGATTTGCCTTTAGTTTTGATATTGTTCCCCGATCTAAAAAAGAGGCAGATGAAATTAAAAAAATTATTAGAATATTTAAACAATCAAGTGCAGCTAGAAAAGGTCCAACTGGAGCAGGTGCTGGTTTATTCCTAAAAGCACCAAATGTATTTAAACTCCAATATATGAGTGGAGGAAGACCTCACCCATACTTAAATAAATTTAAGATCTGTGCTCTTCAAGGTGTTAGTGTAGATTATACTAGTTCTGGAACTTACGCTACTTATTCGGATGCTACACCAGTAAATATGAAATTAAGTTTAGGATTCCAAGAACTAACACCAATTTATGCAGAAGATTATGATACCCTAGAAGGAAATCAAGGAGTTGGTTACTAATGTCTTACTTCAGAGAACTTCCAAACTTACAATACCAATCTTTTCTTCCAGAGAGTAAATCATCTGATGATTACATTCTGATTAAAAATCTTTTTCGTCGTGTAAAACTTCGCGATGACCTTCAAAATGTCTTTACTGTATTTGATAAGTATCAAATTGTAGATGGTGCTCGTCCAGACACAGTTGCTGAAGAAGTTTATGGTAGTTCCCAATATGATTGGGTTGTTATTATTGGTGCTGGTATTACCAGAATTAGAGACGAATGGCCTCTAAGTGATAAAGAAATTTATGATTATTCTGCAGAGTTATATGGTAATAATCTAAACAGCATTCATCACTATGAAACAACAGAAGTAAAAGATTCAAAAGGAAGACTCATACTACCTGCTGGAAAAATAGTTGACTCGGACTTTACAATATCGGATCCAGAGGTTCCAACAACTTTATTAAATCCCGTAGTTGGTATAAGTAATTATGAGTATGAAGTTCTAAAAAATAATAAGAAGAGATCGATATATATTTTAAAACCAAAGTACCTACAACAAGTTCTTCTAGATACTAGAAGAGAGATGACCTATGATCGGTCATCTCAATACGTAAGTAATACTTTAATTAAGACTGAAAATACTAAACTATCAAATCCACTTTAGTTCTAAATTTTTATCAAAAATCATAACGTATCGGTGCTTGCGGGAACGGTCTTTCCATTCTCCTGAAGCACCTTTAATTTTGCCCCTAGAGTGTTTAGTTCCGTCTGCATAATAGAAATCTTTCTTTGGGTCTGTGAGTCCGCAATATTTAAAATTACAAGCACGATAGATTGTACCATTATGAAAATCACTATCAGCGTAAGAGATGATTGCTTTAACTTCAGTATCTTTTCGTAACTGTTTAATCGCTCTTGAAACGAACCAAGAAGTGATATTATGCTCTGCTTGTTGGGCGTTAGGATGTATGCAAAGTCTTGAAAGTTCAAAGAGTCCTTCTTGCTCATTTCGTTCTAATCCAAATGCTCCTTGTGCGACTTCAGGAACAGGGAGTCCAGTGAACACACAGACCCCCTGAATACCACCAATGTTCAATGGGCAAAAGTCATTATTCTTATAAAGACCGTAGTTATACCCAGACTTAAATCCTTTTGAAAAGTCCTTAAGATAATGAAACCGCAGAAGTAACTCTGCGGCTTCGGTTTTACTTACACGTTGAATGTAGTAATCAGACTTCATTCATCAGTCTTCAGCAAGGCGAGCGAAGTAACTAAGTGCATCATCATCTTCATCTTCTTCAACTGCAGCAGCACGGCGAGTTGGTTGAAGATTATTAAGTTCGCTGCGAAGGTCATCATCGAGTTCCTTCACGGGACCACGAGTGTATTCTTCTTCACTCTCGACTTCTTCATCAAGACGAGCAGATGCCTTAGAACCAAGAACGGAATGAAGACGTGCTTTCAGTTCTTCATAAGTCTTGAATTGATCAGGAGAAACGAACTCAGCAAGAGAATACTGCTTCTTCCAGATTGCTTCCAGAGCATCATCATCGTCAAGCAGAGCACCCTGAGGACCGAACTCACTGGAATCATAGTTGCGATAACCAGCAACGTTCTTTGCCTTCAGTTTGAAGTTAGCACCCTGCCAGAAGTCAAACGGATCGATTGCTTCCTCATCTTCAAACTCAGGTTGCATCGCAGCAGTGAGTTTGTCGAAGATCTTCTTACCGTACTTGAACAGGAAAACTTTACCTTCGTTTTCAGGATTAGCAGGATCTTTCACAACATAGATGTTGGAAACATAAGTCAGTTTACGCTTCTGCTTACGCGCAACTTCTTTACCAGCGTCGGTGCCGTTGTTCCACAGACCAGAGTTGTGCTCACACACAGGGCACTTCTGATTCATAGTGGTCAGGCAGGTGTCGATCAACCAACCACCAGGACCTTGGAATGCGTGACTATAAACCTTTACGAACGGCAAGTCTTCACCGTCAGGAGCAGGCAGGAAACGGATTACGGCATAACCATTACCGCTCTTATCACAGTCCAGTTTCCATACACGATCGTCAGAAGAACCTGACCCACTAGTATTCATTTTTTCTACTTCTTTCACCAGTTTTGCGGTGAGAGAACCAAGTTTAGATTGCTTTTTAAGGTCGGAAAAACCCATTTTGATACCTCGGATAAATTGGATTCGGGGGATTACTCGGATAGTATAACAGGGATTCTCTCAGCGGTCAATGTATTGCTTGAGAGATTCAATGGTTTTGTTCATACTACTGAATAACACTTGCAGATCAGTTTCTGGTGGAAATCCCATCAGAGCAACTGACTTGCGTAGACTCTCCTTCATTTCAACCGCTTTTGGATCGTCTGAAAGAGATAATCTAGTATACATCACTCTCTGCTTTTCTAGCAAGAGCTCTAGTTTTTCAATATGTTCCAGTTTGGTCTCACGGGGCATCATACCAAAAGTGAGAATACTTCCGTAAATCTCCTCTTGTAACTTATTGATTTCTTTCAGTTCTTCTTGAATAATATCAGAGTCAAAAAAGTTACTCATCTATAATTTCCCGTAAAATTTTCTTGAATTGGAACAATTTTATTTAGATTTAGATTCATAATATCTTTGTTTTGATTGTAGTAATATCCGATCTTTATTTTGCTCATATCTTTCCTTTGCCTGTAGTATCATTTTTTCTCTATTTTCTCTATAATATTTTTTAGAATATTCTTTATTCTTCTCCCTATTCTTTAAAGAATATTCTAATTGTTTTTCTTTTAGAACTTCTTTATTTTCTTCTTTCCATTTTTTTACTCTTTCTTTATACTCTGGTTTATCTCTTGTTCTTTTTCTACTTTCTTTAGATTTCTTTAACTTCTCTTCTTCTGTTTTATATTTTTTATTTTTTTCTCCTATTGCTTTTTTAGCCTCATCGGTGTGATTCCAACCCGATATTCCCCAATTTCCAATATTTTCTGCTTCTGGTAAAAAAGTATCATTAATATAATCTGGTCCTTCAATATTTAAGAATGCATTTAATTTACTACAGTCCATTATTCTTTTAGTAGGGGTAATATTATTTAGGCGGGACTTACGCAAGTCAAATACCCCTACCCGACTTTGCTGCCCGCACTCTATGAAATTATTTCTCTAAGAATTTTTTTATAGTTAAAAATATCTACTTGAAGAAATGGTGAATATTTTTTAATTTTAAGAGAAACACACTCCCACACAGGATCGTCAAGTTTTTTATCGAAAGTTCTTGAGAAACCAAATATTTTTTCGTAAATGACTAAGGTTTCTAGAGATAATTGCCCGCTTAGAAACTTTTTGAGAATAGGTGGGTGCCCTTTGGAACAATTGAAAACATCCTCTAATTTGTTCTCCAAGAACAATTCGTTGCTTTGCTCTTTGAATAAGTAGGTCAAACTCTGATGTCTCCTCATCCACTCTGCGTAAGTTCTTTCGCCAGAATTTATAATTTGACCAATCCATAAGTTTTGTGGGTTGTCTGCAGATACAAAATTTGATACAAGAAAATTTACGACTTCTTTATCATTATACTTGCGTGAAGTTTTTTCAAACCAGTACTTATCCTTCCTTTTATTGAAGGACGTTATACTAGCACGAGTCTTCGCACCGTATTTAAAGAAGTCGTATTTTGGATTTGTGAAATGATTTTTAAGTGACAGATAATGTTGATAAGTTTCAAAAGGCGTCACAATCATAGAGGCAGTTTAGCGCGAGAAGTTTTCTTCATAAAGTTAAGACGAATAGCATCCCATTTCAGTCTTTCTTTAAGAGGTTTTGAAATAAGTTTCGTTATTGAATCTACTTCAAGATTATTGATTTCACAATAATGACAGATAGCATCAATATAATTCATATTCTCCATTGCTACAATGTTCTCTATTTCTAAAGAAAACTTAGATGGAGTAAGAAACTTATTTTCTATAACTTGTTCTAATTCCTTATTTGGTTCCATATGATTCCAATTTATCTCTAACAAACTCTCTAATGTATTCTGTGAGGAGTTTGATGTATTTTGTTTTGTCTCTTTCTTCATAGACGACGCATTCTCCATTTTCGCAAGCCATAATGATTACAAGTTTTTTAACTGGAATACCAGTCAGTTCGTAAAGCATACAACCATATGCCATACATTGAACAAAATAGTGTTCGATCCACTCGCGTGGTTTTGGTTTTTTAGAAGTCTTAAAGTCTATGATTGACAGTTCGCCATCAAACTCTGCTATGCAGTCAACAGTTCCAGCAATGCCTAATTGCTTACTGTAGAGTGAACCTTCAAGAGCGTGAATATTATTTATACGATTAAGAGTTGACTTAGAAATCTTGAATAAGAAATCAGACAAGGGTTGAACTTCTGGAAGTTCTTCATTTTTCAAATGATGCTCAACAAGTAGGTGCATATCAGTACCACGACTTGTTGCTTGTCGAGTAATTTTATCCGCTTCCTCTTCACCAACTTTTTTTCGCCAGTTAATAAATATCTGGCGATTTTTGTGACTGGTGACTGAAGTGATAGAAACAAGTTTGATTAATTCATCATTATTAGGAACTTTATAATATCTTACCCCATCAATCGTTTCTCTATCAAGTTGGGGTAAATTCAAATCAACGTGATTAAATATCAAAAACCTGCCTCCATTTTCGCAAGAATATATTCTTTAACAAGTCCAGAACGAACAATATCTTCTACACCAAATTCAATTATATCAAATGAAGGCATTTTACGCAACACAGTCATAAAATCTACAATACCATTTCTTTCATTTGTCTTTTGTAAGTCAGACTGTGTAGCATCTCCACAAAACATAATCTTAGTATTTTCACCAACACGAGTGATAATAGAATCTAGTTCGTGAAAGTTTAGATTCTGAAATTCATCTACAATAATAATAGCGTTATCCAAAGTCGTACCACGAAGAAATGAAGTAGACCAGAACTTGATTGTTTCTTGTGCTTTTAAGTTTCCATAAAGCATTTCAAATTCAACATCAGAAGGCATCTGAAACATATACTTCACCATATTCTTATAGGGAATTTGGTAAATATCTGCTTTATCGTCGTGACTTCCTGGTAAGAATCCAATTTCACGAGTAGCAACTAAAGAGCGAACAATATAAACCCTTTCATAGGGACTTCTTTCGTTTAAAACATCTTGAATAGCATTATAAAGTGTAATGAAAGTTTTGCCAGTTCCAGCACACCCATAGGCAACTAGATGTTTTTGGGATTTGTATGATTCAAATAACTTTCTTTGGTTATCTGTAAGTGGTTCAATATCTATTAGATATTCAGAACTCAGTGGTTTTTTACGCTTCATTTGACGAGTTGTAAGACCAACCCCGATTGGTTGCTCTGCTCTTTTTCTTCTAGCCATAAGTGATTAAAGTTTTTTTACAGTTGATCCAGGTGCTTTACTTGCTTTTTCCAAAACATCATTCCATCCAGGATTTTTATTAATCAATTTATTCCTCCACTCACCAACTTCTCCTGGTTGAGGGCAAGTTGATGGGTCGGACCAATCACGAATCCAATCAGAGTTATTTTTTTTCCACTGGTCCCAGTCGTGGATACTCATTTCCACTTCTTTCTGTTCACC